AAATAGATAACAACCTCATTGAAAAACTTATTGTAGAGGAAAAACTTTGGAGATTATTAAATTGATAAACGCATATCTATATTCAGTTAAACAAGAAGATTGTGCTGCTGATAAATGGGATTATGGTCTTCTTAAAGAAATATTTAATAAATACAAAATAGATCAAGTAAAAGTAACTTCTATTCCGCAGGCAGATCGTGGTTTTGTTGTAGTTCCTGGACCCCAAAACCTTGGTCATGAGGAAGATGTTAATGATCAAATACAAAACCTTGCAAGAGTTGTTTTATTTATTACGGGGGATGAAGAAGGTAAGTTTGATATCACTAAGATTAATCATCCCAACATTGAGGTATGGATTCAATACCCTCACCAAAAGCACAAAAAATATAATAAACTTTCAGTTGGTGTGCCTCAACATTTAAAGAATTTAGTTCCTAAATATCCTATTAAGGACAATGATTTATATTTTGGTGGGCAGATAACACATTCAAGACGACAGCAGTTGGCTAAGGCTATACAAAGCATGCCAAATGCCCTTTTTAAGCCCACAGCAGGCTTTGCACAGGGAGACAAGCCAGTAGACTACTACCGCACCCTAGCCCGTGCCAAGATTGCTCCTGTGCCCTCTGGTGCTGTAGTGATCGACTCCTTTAGGTTCTATGAGGCTATAGAAATGTTATGTTTGCCAATTGCTGATAGGATAGATCCAAACGGAAATAGTTTAGACTTTTATAATTATTTATTTGGGTATGACATACCTGTTACTCATGTATCTAACTGGTCTGAGTTACATAAGTTGGCTCCTGAGTTACTCGGTCACTACCCAACAAATATGCATAAGATAGTTACATGGTGGATTAAATACAAGAGAGATTTAGGCATTAAGATTATGAGGCAAGTAAATGCATAAAAATGACGTAACTATTATTTTGGCTACTTCTATATTGCCAAGCCATCCAAGCACTGAAATGATTGATGAAACTATTAAATCTATTCAAGTTCATTTTCCAGATAATGAAATTATTATGCAGATAGATGGATTACGAAAAGAGCAATTAAATAGGAAAAAAGATTATGATGAATATAAGAATAGAATTCTTTGGAAGTGTCTTCATGAATATAAAAACGTTCTTCCTATTATTTTTGATAAACATAGCCATCAAAGCACAATGATGCGTGAAACTATTAATGAAATACAAACATCCCTACTTCTTTATGTTGAAGGAGATGCTCCTTTAACTCCAGATGTACCAATTGACTGGGAAAAATGTTTAGATCTAATTGAATATAATAAAGCAAACACAATTCGTTTTCATTTTGAAGCATCTATTCCTGAACCTCATAAACACCTAATGTTTGGTATTGAGGATGGTTTTATGAAGACCGCTCAATGGAGTCAAAGACCACACTTAAGTCGTGTATCTTATTATAGAAATGTAATTCTTCCACCATTACAAGATAGAGTTTTTATTGAAGATACAACTCATGGCAGAATACAAGATGAAATACTTCCTTACGATAAGTTTGATCAAGAAGGTTGGAACATTCATAAACTATGGATATATCATCCAGAAGGAAATATAAAACGATCTTATCATCTTGATGGTCGTGAAGGAACTAGAAAGTTTACATCAGATGATGATACGTGGGGGTATAAAGAATGAGACTAGGAATCATTGCTAGATCAGACAACACTGGTCTTGGTAATCAAACAATGGAACTTGTTAAGATGCTTAACCCTGACAAGATTCTTTTAATAAATTCTCAATTTTTTAATAATAACAAACAGCATCCTGAGTGGTACAAAGGTTATAATGTTATTGAAACTAGAAAAGGTATGCCTAAGACAAGTGAGATAATTGAATTTGTTGAGGGGTTAGATGTAGTAATAAGTTGTGAAACCTTTTATCATTTAGAGTTAGTTGATCGTGCTAAAAAGCAGGGAACCAAGACCATTCTTCAATATAACTACGAGTTATTTGGAAACTTAGCAAACCCTGATTGGACATTACCAGATGTGCTACTTGCACCCAGCATATGGAATTTAGATGCAGTTATAGAAAAGTTTGGCAGTAAAACAAAGGTAATCCATTTACCGCCACCAACAGATCAATCTTTATTTAATGAAGCAAGAGAAATAAATCTATCAAAAACCCATAAACGTATACTCCATGTTGCTGGTAAAAAGGCTGCAAAAGATAGAAATGGAACTGATAGTGTTATTGAAATGATTAAGTATTCTAAAGAAGATTATGAGTTAGTTATTAAATCACAAACCCCATTAAACATTTCATGCAAAGATTCAAGGGTAAAGGTTGAGATAGGGGATCCAGATAATAGGCAAGATATGTATACTGGGTTTGACGCTATGGTTCTTCCTAGACGTTATGCTGGTCTTTGTTTACCTATGAATGAGGCTCTTATGAGTGCCCTGCCAGTTTTTATGACTGATATATCCCCTAATAATGCAATCCTTCCAGACAAATGGTTGGCTGAATCAAAGAAAATAGATGCATTTAGAACTAAGTCTATGGTTGATGTTTATGATGTAAAACCAGAAAGACTTGCTAACATAATTGATGAGTATATTAGTAATGATAATAAACATGAAATAAAAGAAACCGCAGTTAAGATAGGTTTAAATAATTTTTCTGTTGACAGTTTAAAAGAAAAGTATATAAATATTATTAACGAATAAACAGAAAAGCCAGCCTATCTCTAGACTGGCTTCCTGATAGAAGATTGATTACTTCTTTGGCGCAGCCTTCTTACGTGCTGGTGCCTTTGCAGACTTTAGAGCCTTCTCAACTTCCTTAGCATCTGGTAGTACACCAAAAGCCTTGTCATTTGGATTAATTGCTCTAATTGCTACTGGCGCAATGGCTGCAACAAGTGCTGTCCATAGATCCTTTGGATCTGTTACGCCTGCCATGTACAGTGCAAGACCTGATGCAAGTACTGAGCGACCATATGATGCTAGCATTGCCTTAGTCTTATCATTGATTATGTTATTCATTATTCCTCCTAGGATATAATTCGTGTTAGTATTGTAAAACCAATCCATAGACCAATAATTCCTGCGACTCCCGCAAAAACTGGTGGTGCTGGTACTGGCAATTTGAATGCTGCGAACACGACACCGCACCCAAAACCTGTTAGTGTAGATAGTAAAACATCTTTCATTCTTTATTCCCTATTTCTGTATTTGGATTATTTGGATGATCAACTGGAGTTGGTGCTGTACATAAAGCACCACAATCATGACATTGAATATCTAAGTGGTACATTCCAACTGTATATGTTTTTGGATCAAAAGAAACTAGGGCTCTAAAGAGTTCGCCACCACACTGTGGACAAATGCATGTAGGTATTCCCCTAACATCAAGCATCTTTTTTAATTGACTCCAATGGCATAAGTTTAATTAAATCTTGATATGCTGTAAATATTTTTTTCATTCCAGGATAAAGTGGATAGGCAGAGCCTACTTCTCCAAATTTATCAAAGTATTCCATCTCTGGTTCTATTTCTTTAATAAACTTATCAAGTCCAGTTTGAACTTCTTCTATGTAATCAAAAGCCCAATCACGAGAATCAGATAAAAACTTTATAAAATTTTCTTTATGAATATCAATATCATTCTTAAACTCAAAATTGTTTTTTGCAATAAAATCCTGAAGAGATTCATGAGATATAAATAGTTTTGCAAATGCTTGATTGATCTTAGTAATTCTATAAAGGGTTACTGAATAGGCAATGGCAAAAGAAGCCGTAAGGGTTGCTAAAACTATAATAATAATGTTACTCATTTTTTGCCTTTCTGTATATTATTGTACTCTCTTGTACTAGTTTTGTCAAACTGAGCGGGTTGCATGGGTTACCCAATAGTATAAACATTTATCACAGCAAGGCTTATTACTCTCACTCTTTGTATCATGATAGAACTCAGCATAGTATTCTGGATCTTTGCGATATAGATTAGCCCTGTGTGTAATGTTAAGCCTGTTTAGGTGTGGACCATTAGAGTTAGCCCAGAAAGGCTTGTCAGTACCCCAGATATCGCCACACAAGGCTTCTAGAGCATCTATGTTAGCCTCATTCTTATCTGTCTTAATGCCTCTTAGTTTAGCCTCTGAGATCATTGTCTTTGCATATGTTCTCAATGAATACTCAGCATTTTTCCACATCAAGACTGCGGGATGATTTCTCCAAGCACCTGAAGGTGATTCACCAGACAAGACTTTAAGGATTTGATAAGCCTCAAGTATCTGTTTATTTAAACGTTTATTATCCAAAGACTCTGCAGACTCTTTATAATTTTGATATGGTAAAAATGTTTGCATTATTTTAATGCCTCTCTAGTAACCAATACAATCGCCCCTTCCATCTCTAAAGCCTTTTTAATCTGAACAACATATTGTAATGCCTGGATCTTTTCATCATGAACCATAGTTACAAAATGCCTCTCATCTAATTTTATAGTAAGAAAGGCATCGTTGTCAAGAATTTGTACCTTAAATCCTTTTGGAGGAGTTATAGAATGAAAGGCTCTACGCATAGAATCTGTATACATTATTTATCCATTGTTAAAGATTGCCAAGTTTCTGCCCATTCTTTTTTAGTTCTGTGATTGTTGAATTCTCTAGATATTTCTCCATTTTCGAGATATATACCACCCCAAACTCCCCACTCTTTTCCAGAAACACCATTAGCAAAACATGTTTTTCTAACTGGGCATGTATTACATATAGAGTCTACCGCTAACCTAAGCGTTGGCTCTTCTTCATATTTATCAAAAAATATATCAGTATCAAGACCTAAACACTCAGCATCGTCTTTCCAGATATGCTGTTTCATGTTTTACATCCTGTATTTGTTTGGAATATCCCAGCCATTTCGATCAAGTTTAAATACTCGTTGTGTGTACCACTGATCATTGACTCTTACACCGTTTACAGCAGTCCTGCCCATATCGGTTTGCTTTCTTTCAGCAACATCCCAACCAACCCATGCTAAGGATTTGTTTGATGCAACAATCTTTTCCATCTTTTCTAATTTATTAATTATCATTTTATTCTTTCTGTTAGTAACGGAAAATTCCAACTTCAATATTCTTTAATTCAGCAGAAGCAACTAATCTTGAATTTGGTTGCTTAGGCTTGCTAAGAAACGCAAAGTAGTTTACTTGCTCTAAGTTTTCTTCAAGCCAGGCTGAAGCAATTTTGTAAAACTTAATTTTACGACCTCTTGCTTTCATTCCACGCTCTGAAAGATTTGAAAACTCTGAAACAAAAGAATTAATACGAGCAGGTCCAACAGAATAGATTACGAACTCTTTATCTTCTTCTGGCATTGTGGAAAGTGCAACCCCCATGGCACGAATGAAGATGTTGTAATCATCAAAATCACTCGTTCCCTGCACTGCTACTATCATTTTTTTTTCCATTCTTTAGGCTATCCAATATGAATAGCATCTTGTCTAAGTCTCTTCTTGACATACTGTTTGTATCAACTGGTTCTGCTGTTTCAGGAATTACTTCTCCATCAACGGCTTCTGCAACATAAAATATGTTTTCTGATACCCAGTATGCCAGGTTTCCCATAACAATAACCTTAATCATATCCTTTTCTTTGCGCTTTGTCAACTGAGAAGGAGGTTTTGTGTCATTTGTTATGTTTAATGAGAAAAAATATTTCAATAAATCATGTATGTCGCTTTGACTATACAAGGTTTTTGAAAAACCCTTTTGGGACTTTTTTCTTATTACTCTAAGTATAAACCAAGAAACAATGAATGTCAAGGCGACTATGGCTATTTCTATCATAGTTTATCCTATTTATTCTGACTTTTGCTTTTTATCTATAACTGTCTTTGTTGCTGGAACTGGCTGCCCTTGATCATTAAATAAAATAGCCTTATTTAACTTAAGTTGTGTTTGTAATAAACTAAACTCAAGATCAGACGATCTTTGCTTATAAAATGTAACTAACTGGATTAATTCATCTCTACCCAAATCTTCCACTGCTTACCCCTTTCTTAAACTAAATGGACTTCCTATCCAAACCTTTTCTGTTTTATTTTTTTCACGTTCTACAATTGCACGGCTCCATGCAAACCCTGCATCGCCGCCCCATGCATCCCACATAATTCTTCCATTAGATGGAAAGTCTGGACCATCAAAAAAACCTTTACCCTTTTTATCTACTTCATGACGAGAAAAGAAAGAGAACATTCTTTTAACAGTACTAAGAGACATTGCTGATCCATTAACAATATCTGTTGCACGACCCCAACCTACTGGAGTTCCAGCCCCTGTTGCCTTGCCATCTTCTTTCCACTTTAAAGCACGTCTTGCAGCAGCCTTCATGCCAGCATTAGGTGAGTATGTGTCAGCCATGATTAACTACCTTTTGTGATTTATTTAAATATAGACCAAGATCTACTTTAATCGTTCCGTCTTTTCTAAGACGAACAATTCTTCCATTTTTAATCTGTGTTGGATTAAAAGCAGTTGCTTTTCTTTTTGCCATTACTTTATTAACCCATTCGGATCAAAAGATCCATCCCAAATACTTTTTGATGTAGGTTGTGAGTCTGACTTATATGTTCCACCACGACGCTTATATTCTTGTACTACCCAAGAATTAGCAACTGCAGAAGGATAAACATCAAACTTATCTTTTGCTGCCTGCACTACTCTTGCATATAACTTTGGGTTTGCTGGTGTTGACCCACCACTGCGTGGTTGAATCATTTCACCGTAGTTAGGCTTTTTTGCTTTATCCATATAATTTTCTTCAGATTCCATATCTGAACCTTCTTCCATTGAGTGGTTTTCCATATCAACAACTTGAGCATCATTATGCATCATGCCAATACTATATG